TATTTAATTATTATATTTAATTATTATATTTAATTATTATATTTAATTATTATATTTTATTATTATATTTTATTATTATACCTACCCTTTCATTTTATTATATTTAATTATTATATTTAATTGTTATATTTTATTATTATATTTAATTATTATATTTAATTATTATATTTTATTATTATATTTTATTATTATACCCACCCTTTCATTTTATTATATTTAATTATTATATTTAATTGTTATATTTTATTATTATATTTAATTATTATATTTAATTATTATATTTAATTATTATATTTAATTATTATATTTAATTATTATATTTAATTATTATATTTTATTATTTATGGTATATATTTATATAAATTTTCAAATATTATTTATATAATTTTATTTAAATTCGTGTAGTTTTATTTATTTTTCTATTAGATATATATTATGAGTGGAGCATTATTACAATTATCAAGTATTGGATTACAAGATGTATTTTTAAATAGTAATCCTGAAATTTCATTATTTAAAAAAGAATATAAACGTTATACAAATTTTGCAACTTTAACACAAATTATTAATTTTGATGGGAATAATATTAATTTTGGTGAAACACGAACTGCGACAATTGATAATAATGGAGATTTAATTTACAAAATTGTACTTGTTTTAAAACTAAAAGAAAATACAGAAAAAGAATGGGGTTATGTTAATAAATTAGGTCATGCTATAATTAATAATATAAAAGTAACAATTGGAGGTACAGAAATAGATAATCATTTTGGAGACTGGATTGATATTTATAATGAATTATATAAAAATGCAAGTCATGATAATAATTATAATAAGATGATTGGAAATATTCCAGAAATGAAAAGAATTGATCATAATCATGATGAATATACTTTATATATTCCATTATATTTTTGGTGTTCAAAAGCTTCTTTTTTAACATTTCCAACTTGTGCTTTAAAAAATCAAGATTTTCAATTAAGTGTAACACTTAATAGTGCAATTGATTGTATAAATTATAAACAAAATAATATTCCAACAAATATTCCAGAAATAGTTAGTTCATATTTTTTAGTTGATTATATATATCTTGATTTAATGGAAAGAGAATTATTTAAAAAAGATGTTCATTATTATTTAATTGAAAATTTACAAGAAATGACAGATACTATTGAATCACAAACTAATAGATACCCATTAACATTTGATCATCCTTCAAAATATATAATTTGGGCAAGTAATTTAAATCGTTATTATGAACGTAATAAATTTTTAGCTTTTGGTTTTGATGATGATTTTGAAAAAGCACGTAATAATTTTGCAAAATTAATATGGTTATGTTCTAGAGATGGTTTAAATATGGATTCTAATCCAACTATAGTTATAGATAGTACATTTATAAATATTGGTGAATCACCAAAATTAATTAGTAATGGTAATAATATTATTGAAAAAATGATAAATAAAGTATCTGCTATTTTATTATTTACAGAAACAGTAAATGATCAAATTGTTGCAAATGCAACTTTAGAAAACGTTGTTTTAATAAGTAATACAATAACATTTGAAGATATGTCAACTACAATTGATGAAATGAAAAATGATTCATTATCAACAACTGAACAAAATTTATTTTTAGATTATTATACATTAAATATAAAAGATATATTTAATTATGGTAATTTTATAAATAGAACTGATAATCCAATTGTTCGTTCTCAATTATTATTAAACGGTCGTGAAAAATTTCAAGAAATAGATGGTAATTTTTTTAATAATATGATTCCATATCATTATTTTGATAATAAACCAAGTGATGGAATAAATGTATATAATTTCTGTATTAAACCAAAAGATGTTAAAACTTCAGGAACAATACATTTTGGTAAAATAAATGATAATAAAGAATTAATTATAAAAATGGGAAAAAATAATTTAATAACAAATAATTATTTTACAAATTATTTTAAATCTGGTAGAATTAGAATATTTAGTTATAATTATTCTCTTTTAACTATCTCTCCAAACTTAAATACTATTACATTAACTTAATAGATTAATTTTAAAATATAAAACTATATATTTAATTAAACAAATATTAATATTAATATTATTATGGGATCTCATATATCAAAAGAAGATATCGATGAAACAATGTCATCATTTATAAATTTAAATAATGATAACACAAATCAAATAGAAAAAATAGAAATGAGAGTAATATTATTAGAAGAAAAGATTGAATATTTAGAAAAATATATTAAAACTCTAAGTAATGAACACATTTAACAGCAAAATCAATAGTTCTATTTAATCCTGCACCAGTAATAAAATGACTATGGAACATACTATCTCCAGCTTTAATATATAAACATTTATCATTAACTAGTTCGGCAAGTTGAAGTGTATGTCTAATATTAATAGTCCATACATCGATTTTAAAAATATAATCTATATAATCTCTATCAATAAGAACATTATATAAAAAATTACGATTAATTTTATCTTTAATTCCTCTAACTATAATTTTGATTGAATCAAGAGAATAATATTTTTTTTTAATATTATTAAGATATTTTAAATCTATAATACTATTAATATCAATATCAAATTTATTATAAAAACGTAAATCTTTATAATATATATTTAATGAACCATAATAATGATTTTTAATAAATGATCCACTTGTATCTTTTAATTTAACAATATTTTCTTTTATATTTATATCTAATTCTTTTTTTAATAATATATCTTTTTTATCTGTTGTTAACCATGATATATCTATATTTTTAAATACATTTGTTTTTAATCGACCACCTGAACAATCAAAAACAAATTTAACATTATTTTCATCTATTATTTTTTTATAATCATTCCATTTATAATCTTTATAAATAATTGGAATATTATATTTTAATATTGCTTGGGAATATAATAAATATTCTAATAAAAATATATTTACATAAATATAATCTTTATTTGTTAAACAATATAATTTTGGAATTATTAAACTTAAATAACTACTTTTTGTTTGAAATGGTCTATATCTATTATATGGTTTTTTAAATCCTGGTTTTTCAATATAATTGTCATATAATATAACATTATATTTTGAACCATAATATTTTTTAATATAACAACTAATAAATAAACCAATTGGACCGGAACCAATTATTAAAATATTTGGTTTTTTCATATCTTTTGGTATATTTTCAGGAATAATATATTCTGATATTTTAGATACAATTTTATAAATACTTATCATTGTCATTGTTTGTTTTAATTCTTTATTAATTCTTATTAAATCATCTTTTGTTAATTTATTTTTTTCTGTTTTTTTAATAATTAATGGATTAGGACTTTTATTTTCTTTATAATCTATTTTTTCAGTAATAAAATTTTGTTGATACATTATATAATCACCTGCTTTTTCATTAACATTATATATATCATTAAAAAAAGGATGTTTTTTTTTATTAATAAATTTATAAAACATTTTATTTATTTTATTTTTAATATTTTCCATATATTATTTTATTTTATAAAATAATATAAAATAATAATATTTTATATTGTCCAAAGGGATTATTTTTTATTTATTTTATATCCGGCTGCAAAAGGATGACCATTACCACCATAATAACGAGCAATATCATCAACTGTTGTTATACCATCAATACTTCGCAAACTATATCTAATTGGTTCTGACTTACAGCATTGAATACGTAGTACATTACAACCATTATATTGTTCTTGAACAGTTTCAAGAAGATATTTATATATTTTTGGATTTTTACAAATTAGAGTTACAATAAGAATATTTTTACAATTAATTATTTCAATATTTACATTTACTTTTTTTAAACATATTTGTGTCTGTTTTTTATATTCATCTATTTTTACTTGACCGATTTTTAAAATATTATTATATTTTTCTTCAGTTAAAGTTAATATTGTTGAATAATTAAAATTATTTTTATTATTTGGATTATAACCAGCACAAAATAATTCTGTATTTTTATTTTCAAAATTCCATATATCATAATTACCAATATGATAAACAGAAAGTGGATAATTTTTATTTTTAAATAAATATTGCCATGTTAATTGACAACCAGAAGCTTTATCTGAACATAAACTAGTAATATTATTTGCTTTTTGTAATTGTTCAATTGCATTTTTATGATGATCAATAATAATATATTTATTATCATCAGAAAGTAATTTTTGATCTGGACAAATATCTAAAAAAACAAGTATTTCATTCTTATGTTTATTAACTAAATTATAATTCTTTTCTGTATATTTATGATTCCATTGATAATAAATACTATTTGTATTTTTTAAATTCCATATACTTTTTGCCATTTCACCATCGGGACATGGATAATGATAAAAAACAATAAAAGTCATTATTTAATAATACTGACATTTCTTTAAAAATAATTCTAATTTTCTTTTATACTTTTTATTATCATATAAATGTCCATGTGACACTATTTCTGATTTTCTTTTATACTTTTTATTATCATATAAATGTTCATGTGATTCTATCATTTGAATATTTGAATCATTACTATTATCAGATGAAATAGATATTGTATCATTATATTGTTTTGATGATTCTATCATTTGAATATTTGAATTATTACTATTATCGGATGAAATAGATATTGTATCATTATATTGTTTTGATGATTCTATCATTTGAATATTTGAATTATTACTATTATCGGATGAAATAGATATTGTATCATTATTATTATCTATAAAAGCAATTGGATCGAAAAAATCAGAATTAATATCAACTCTTTCTGAATAATAAAATTTTATTAATTTATATAAAGAATCAATACTATCTTTATTGTCTTCAATATCTGTTAGAATATCTGTAATAAAATCATGAAAATCTAAAATTAAAGTAATTTTTTTAATACTCATTATATAATTATAAATAAATAATTATATAATATTTAAATCAATTTTTATAAAGTTACAGACTCGTATAATTCAATATAAAAATTATACAAATCAATATAATCATTATACCATAAATGTGAAAAATTATATTCATTATCCAAAAAAAATGATATTGCATCAATATCATTTATAATTAGTGAAATATTATTTATATTATCAAGTCCTTGAAAATATTTTTTATCTCCTATCTCATTAATAATAAAACTATTATCGTGTTTATCAGACATACATTCATTTTTAAAATTATATGAAATAGGCATTAATTCTTGTATTGAGCGTGTAAATTCACAATCAATTATTCTTTCATGATTATGAAAGAATGCACAGAAATTCTCATTTGAGGCAGACATACTAATATTATCTAATAGTATGTTTATTCTTTTTTTTTTCAATTTTTATAAACACGATTGTCTATATTGAAAAATTAAGTTTTTAAAATAACATCTTTATTAATTTTTATTTTGATTTGAATAAAAAGATTTTTTCAATTATAACTATTCTTCCTCAGAAGATGTAAAACCATAATCAATTTGGTTCTTATCTTTTTCTAAAGGTTCAATAAATAATTCTCCATATTTAAAATTATTAATTTTAAAATTAGTATTCATTCTATAAAATTTTCGTCTACTATCAGCTATTTGTTGTAATTTTGGTAATTTATCTTCATTATCTCTGTAATAATTTACTTTTTTCCATGTATCTACTAAAATTGGATAAATAGAATTAAACCATTCAATATCACGAGTAATTTTAACATTATGTGACTTGGGGATTTTCCAATAAATAATTTTATCAAAATAATAATTCTCTGCCAATTCTGGATTATAAATATACCAATTACTAATAGTTTCTAAACACCATCTATCATATTCTTCTTGTATCATATCTAATCTTGGTGGATATATATAATGTGATTTATATTCATGTTTATCTTGTTCATGGCTTGGTTCATATACTTTTGGTAAAAATTGAAGTAAACAACCACGTGTACATCTTGAATTAATTTCTTTTATTTCTCCTTCTGTTCCTTCTGCAAAAATAGGTTTAAAATCTTCATCTAATATATATTCTGTTCTATTTTTATATTCTTTAATTTCACATTGCCAAAAATCACAATAATCAAGTTCACAGCATTCTAATTGTTGTTGTACTTGACAATAATAATAAAATGGGCAAATCTCACCAGCAATCTTCCCCTTTGATATAATTTTTCTTGTTTTTGGACATTTAATTTCTAACATTGTGCCAATCATTGGTGAAAAATTATTATCAAGTGTTGCCTTTGAACAAATCCCATCTGGACTAGCACCTAAAAATAAATATTTATCACTTGGTACACATCCAAATTCAGTTACTTTAATATTATAAATATGTTCATATAATTGTGTTGCAATTTGTTCATATTTTTTACCATGAAAAACATATTCATTATCAAGAAAAGGAAAATTTGGATTACATTTTTTACAAATAAATGATTCAATACTTTCATATGGATTTAAATCTATCGCAGTTGCCATATCCGATGCAGTAATACGATTATATCTATAATCAAACCATTCTTGTGTTCTTTGTTCTGGTTGAGGTTTTGCATATAATTTTTGAAATTGATCTTCATATTTTTTATATTCTTTTTGTACTTTTATTTTATTATTTTCAACTTCATTAATATTATATATATTATCATAATTTCTAAAATTCATATTCATTTTAATAAGTCCATCTTTATTAATACGATGAATAATATCATTTACAAGTTCAAATTGTACCATTGGATATTTTTTTAAAATTAATTTAAAAATATCTTTTGTATTTTTTTTAATATGTTTATTAATAAATTTAATAATTTCTCCTAATTGACCATAAGTATTTAATGACATTAACTATTAATATTATTGTGTATTTATATAAATAAAATCAATTTTTATAAAATAATTTCTATATCATAATATATGGGAAGAGGTAGAACTGGTAGAAATCCGGCAATCGGTTCTGGAAAAGGTTCTACTAGTACTTATTCATTCGGAGGTATCCGTTTTGATTCAAAAGAAGAACAAAAAGCAATGCAATTAGTAGAAAAAAATTGCAAGACTATTAATTTATGTAAAGACTATAAATTAAATAATTGTAAGGAAATATTAACAACAGAAAAAACATCACCTACGAGTTCTACAACTAGTACTTCCATAATTAATAATTTTGTTAATAAAACTTTTACATGTGATCAATTGTAATTCTTTACTAGATCAAAGATTAATTAATATGGGATATAAAATTAATATCTGTGAATCAAAAAATAATATTGATAAACACTCTAAATTGTTTTTATTTTCGTTCCTACTAATTTATCTTATTTTGTTATTAATTTGTTTGTATTTTTTGTTGAAGCCGAAAATAAATAGTAATTATTAAATTCTTCATATGTTGGAAAATGTTTTATTAATAATGGATGATTATAAAACGAATTTATAATTCGAATATCATTTTCAATATCTTCACTTGTTGGTTGTTTTACAGACAAACTATTTAATACTTTTGGAAAACTTTTAATATTATATTTTATTGCTGGATCAATTAAATGTTGAAATTTATATGAAAGAATAGTAAGTACTTTTGATGAATTCATTATATTATATATAATTATAAATATATAATTATATATTATCAATTTTTATTTTATAAAGTTTTGTTGATTACTGTATATTTGATACAATAAACAACATCTTTATCAATTTTTGAAACTTTTAATATAATATTTTATTACTAGACCAATTATAAATTTTTGATGAACTTATTATATTATATATAATTATATATTATAAAAATCTAGGCAATCAAAATAAAAATTGATAATATATAATTATAAATATATAATTATATATAATATAATGATTTATGCAACTTGTCCAACATGTGGTTATGTTCTTGCTTCAAAAGCATCAAAATATGAATTAGAAAAAGATAAAATTTGTAGTAATCCTGATTTTACAGAAATAGAACAAGGTGAACAAATTTCACAATTAATAAAAAGTTTAGGTCTACGTCGTTATTGTTGTAAAATGAGAATTATGACATGTAAAGATATTGTACAAGATATTGTTCCAGTTTCAAATAATTTTTAATTTTTAGATAACCAATCGTAATGATCATCACCATTATATAAAATATTAACTTGTCTATCTTGATTATTACCTACAACAAATAATATTTCATATCCGTTTTTAGTATTATGATATACATTAATTTGAATATCTAACATTGTATTTAATGCTAATAATGATATATAATTTCCAAAACTATTTGGTTGACTAAAATAATTATTCACTTGTCTTATTAATTCTCTTCCATTATATTTTGACATATTAATATGACCATAATCGGCATATTGTAAATTTTTTTGAAGAGTTGCATCTAAACCATATAATTGTATATATTGTATAACTAATTTTTTTAATTGAAATGGTATTTGTAATTCACCTAATTCTATACCTTGATCGTTTGCTGATCTTAATATAGAGTGAAATTGACAATTACCATCTCCTGGTGAGCGATTATATTTTAATGTTTGATTTTTATATTGTGATTGACTTAATTTAAATTTTTTAATTAATTTTTGTTTTACTTCTTTTTGTTTAATTTCATATTCCATTGATGATATTTTTTCTTGTATTGTACCAATTTCTTTAAAAATATTTTCATTATCATTTAATATTTTTGAATATTGTAAAATATTATGTTCATTTGGTTTTCCAATTTCTTTTAATTGTTGTAAAAAAAATATATATCGTAATTCTAAATTATTTTTCTCTATATTTAATAATATTTCATTTAATTCATGATCATCACTTGTCCTTGAAATTTTATCATTTAATTCTTCAATATTTTTTTGTGTTTTACGAATGGCATTATCTATTTCACTTTTATTTAATTTACTGAAATTATTAAAATTTTGTGGTAAAACACCACCAATCTGATTATTTTTCAGTAATAAATATTTATTTTTATATTTTAAATATTTATTTTTATAATCCATATATATTATTTTAGATTATTTATTTTAGATTAATTATTTGCCCAGTACCTTTAGTTGTCCCATCTCTAAAAAAGAAAATGGTATCTTTTTCTAAAAATTCTTTATGTTTATGAAATTTAAACATAACTATTGCATTTTCTTGACTTTTTAAATAATTATTATTTATTAATTTAATAGTAGCCGGTTGTCTTACTGGTCCACAATGAATAACAGGTGTATAACCATTTCTAATAGTTGATGAATGATGTAAAATTTTAATTTTTGCAGTAAAAGTATCTGTTATATTATTTTGCCAATTATTAATATCATCTACCATTACCATTCCTTTATTAATTTGTTTACGTGTTATACTTTCTTTTGGATTAACGAATTTAATTGCAAAACATCCTTGTACTTTTTCAGAAATTGATGTAACATCTTCACGAATACTATTATGAATACTTCGAATTATAACGGGATAAAATTTACCATTATGTGGTCCAATATACATTTTATCTTTAACTTTAATTTGATTACCCTTAATCATACCACTCACAACAAGACCTATACCAGGAACATTAAAATCAGAATCTAAATATACAACTGTTTTATTTTCATTTTCATTTTCCCATTTTTGTCGAGGTGATAAATTATAAATAATTTTATGTAAATTATCAATATTTGTTCCATCTTTATTTGAAATACTTATAACTGGAATAATATCTTCATTATCTAACTTATTTTCAATATATTTATCTGTATCAATATTATTATTAATAAAATAAATAACTTTATTAAAACTATTTTTCATTAATAATTTTTTAATTTTATTTTTTAATTTTTTATAAATTTCATCTGGAGCCATATCAATTTTCGTAATTGTAATAATAAAAGGAATTTTTAAATATAATAAAATTCCCATATGTTCACGTGTTAATTTAGTAATACCAGTATTTGCACCAATTACTAAAATACCTCTATCTGGAAACATACCAGTTACTCCATAAATTGTTGTTTTAAGATATTTTTCATGGCCTGCTAAATCAATAAATGAAATTACTTTTTCTTTTTCTATATTATCATTAAAAGATAAATCTTTAATATATGCACATTCTTTTTTTTTTCTTGATTTTGTTGAATTTAAACTAATTTTATTATCTTTTGAAATATATTTAATTGGATTCATTGTTATAGAACTTGTTCGTCCACTATATAACTCATGATTATGATGTAATACTTTACTTCTAGCCAATCCACGACCATTATCTAAATTACCACTTGTTAATACTCCGATTAAACTTGATTTACCAGCATCAACTGGTCCACATACTGCAATATATAATTCTTCATTATTATGTGTCATAATATATATAAAATCTTTTGTATAAATAAAAACTATAATTCGATATTTTTATAAATATCCCAATAAAGATTACTTAAATTTTTAATATCTTTTTTATATTTTCCATTAATAAATCTATTGGTTTTTTCATAAAATTTTAAATTATGTTTTATAATTATTTGTTCCCATTCGTATTTATTTTTAAAATTATGTGTAATATTCTTAAAATATTCATCAATATTTAATTGTTTTTTTTCAATTAATATGTCTTGAATATGATATAAATAGTGTTCCCATTCAATATATTTTTTAACACTATTATTATTACAATCATGTTCTTTGATTAATAATAATCCATCTTTTTTCATTATTCTTTTAATATTTAATAATACTTTATTTATTAAATCATTTGACATATGATGTAGTGATACCATACATAATACAATATCTATTGAATTATCAGGTATAGATATTGTATTATTATCCCAAAATAAATATTTTATATTTTTATTATTAAAATCATATGTTTCAATCCAATCAGATTGTGTTTCAATACATAAAAAGTTTTCTTTATTTATTTGTAATATATTATTTAAATTACTTAATACATTACCATTACCACCACCAATATCTACTATTTTTATAGTATTTTTAGAAAATGATAATTTATCATTAAATATATAATTATATATTTTTTCACTAATAAAATTTTGTCTATTTTTATTATAATCAATAACTATATTTTTATTAAGAATCATAAGATAAATTTTATTCATAATTACTTTTGTATTTTGTAAATCTTTCGCTTTTTTAATTAAATTTTCAATATACTTTATTTCATTATTATTTAAAAATTTAAAAATTTTATGAATCAAATACTCCATAATATATAATTAATTAAAATAATTATTTAATTATATATCAATTTTTATAAAATAAATTAAATCTTTTGTAAATACGATTACCTAGATTAATTTTAACAATCATTTAATTTTTTAAACTAAAGTTAAAATATCATTAATATCATTAACATCATTAACATCATTAATATCATTAATTAGTGGTTGTGATTGTCCTATTTCTTCACGACATATTGGACATATATAACTATAATCTGTAATCCAAGTATCTAAACAATCTTTATGAAAATAATGATTACATTTTATTTTATAATATTCATCATCTTTTTCCATATTACATAAACAAATAG